ACGTCTTGAATTTAGAAAAGGAAATTATATTGATGATAAGGATAATAAACTTTCGAGAGCTTGTGAGAACCCGGCAGGAAATATAGTCAATGTAGCACTCGTGAAATCTAAAGTATGCAGACCAGATAGAAAAGTAGGATTTTACACATTGAAATATCTTGAAGGTATTGATTATGTGTCAGATGCAGTAGATGTTGCTATCAAGATGGGATTAGTTGCACAGGGCGGGGCATGGTTTTCTTTGGTTGATATTGAAACAGGGGAAATTCTCAATAAATTCCAAGGTAAATCTAAGTTAGTTGAACACCTAAAGGAAAATGATAACTATACAGATTTTTATTCAAAATTGGAGAAATTATTAAATGAAGAGTAATGCATATATAAACGGACAAGATATATTGAATTGGTATAAGACACCATTTGAAATGAAGTTTACTGATAAAGGGTTCCCGATACTGGAACCCTTAAAATCATTATCTATACCAAGACGAGGATTGAGAACATTGCCTTTTAATTATGCATTATCTAATAAGGATAAAGATTATTTCGTACATTTCTATATACAAGATTATTTATTCAACAGAATATGGAACAATCCTCAGAGATATATTGATGTGTTGAAAGACTATAAAGGAATTGTTATGCCAGATTTTAGCCTTTATACAGATATGCCTGAGCCACTTCAAAGATTTAATCATTACCGGAATTTGTGGTTTGCTAGAATGTGTCAAATGCAAGGAATTACAGTTATTCCATCTCCTAATTGGTCAACAAAATCTAGCTTAGATTGGTGTCTTGACGGAATGCCAAAGAATAGCGTTATAATGCTATCTGCTGTAGGAAGTATTAAGAATCCCGGTGTATTTGACAACTTCATCCACTGCACTAAATATGCAGAGGAAAGATTGAACCCATCACATATACTGGTAAGATGTCCAGAAAAAAGTTATGAAAGAATAAAATCTTTTGTAAATACTACTTGTAGTTTTGTAAATTATACTGTATAATGCTAGTGAATGGAGTTGATTATTATGGGTGGAAGAAGTTCAGTTAGTGGTAAACAATCTGGAATTATTACAAGTGGTTCCTCTAATTACGGTGCTCCTGGAACTTACGAGGTTCATAGGTCTGGAGATTTATCCGCACCCAATAAAATGATTTTTCTAAGTGCGTCGTTCGGGGAGGCGAGTAATTATGGAAAGGAATCGAATAAAAATATTGACACATATCACATCAAGATAAATAATCCATTGGTTGTAAATGGTTCAACAGATGGAGAAATGCTTAGAAATGCATGGGAAAAGTTACACCCAGGCAAGTCTTATCCTAAAGGTCCTATGACTTCTAAGAAATGGCAGACAAGAGATAAGGAGAACGCTTCGGCTTTATCCAAAAGTTCTTATGACGCTATTATCTATAAAAAGCCTAGTGGAAGGCACGAAGTTCAAATAGCCAAAAAAGATGCAAATAGATTAGTTAAGACAAAAACAACAAAGCATTCCGGTAAAAGGTACACATACGATAACCGCTGGGTGTAGTATAATGAATATTAACTCATTCAAATTTTATATAAGTTATCCACAAAAAATTGTGGATAACTTTTTTTGAAAAATTTTTCAAAAAATCTATTGACAAAATTACTTTTATGTATTACAATATATATATATCAAGTGTTTTATGGGAAAATTTATTACAACCCGAAAACAAAATCATTATAAAGTAAATCAATATGCATAAAAAGGAGGATACATATTATGACAAATATAGCTATTATATTAAGTTATATGCAAATGAATCAGTTAGACCCAAATAAAATTGTGCTACATACATATGCACAATGGAAGAAACTAGGATATCAAGTAAAGAAAGGAGAAAAATCAAAGCATAGAGTTTCCGTGTGGAAACGGTCTATCAAAAAAGTAGAAAACGAAGATGGGGAAAAGGAAGAAGTTGATAATGGAAGATATTTCTTGAAAGAGTCAGCATTCTTCACACAAGACCAAGTAGAAGCGGTGAGTAAATGAAAAAGTATATTTAATAGGAGGAAATATAAAATGGAACGCATCGGAAGTAACTCTATGAGAAGAGTAACAAAAAAAGAATTGATTGAAGCTATAAACAAAACATTCCCAGATGATGATGTTATGAAAGACAACTATGTAATTGCAGTGATTACGGAAGTATCATGTCATTATAATGACCCAGTATTACAATCAATACAATTTGGAAAGAATTTAATATTCTAGGAGGAAATATAAAATGAACAGAGAATCGTGTGAAACGCTAATTTTACAAAAATTAAAAGAAATAAAAGCTATTGCTAAAGAATACAATAAAAGCGATACAAGTAATTTAACCATGTTCATTATGGATGATGGTAATGATTATATGTCAGTTTATAGTTCTAACGAAGAATTTCCAATAGATGCTACTTCTATAGAAGGGAAGGTGTATCATTGTGGCAACTAGAGATTATTCAGATAAACAGGAAAAGCATATAGCAAAAGTAACCGGAGGAAAAGTACAAAGCAATTCCGGTGGAACAAAGTTCGGAGGGGGTGATGTTCATACAGATAAGTTCTTTATAGAAGCAAAAACACCGACAAAAGAACAAACCTCTTTTACAATTAAAAAAGAGTGGATAACTAAAATGAGAGAACAAGCATATGAACAAGGAAAAGAATGTTGTGCTTTAGCTTTTACATTTGACCCAGATAAGCAACAGAATTATTATGTTTTATCCGAGAAAGAATTTATTGAATATTTAAGATATAAGGAGGAAGACAATGATTAAAGAATTTTTTGAAGAACACGATTATTTATGTTTTAAACTTCAACATATTGGTAGATATGGTGGCGGATGGCAAATACGAATATATAATACTACATTAGACTTCGGTTGTACTGAGCCTATTTATAAGCACATTGTATTAGATTCTGAGATCAATGATTCGAATGTAGATTTTGAAACTATGATAATGACTCCGGTTATTAACTGGTGGAAAGATTCTAAGTCCAAGTCTATTACTAAACATTAAAGGGGGGAAAGAAATGATTAAATTAAAGCACGTAGTATTACCTTCATCAAACCAAATGCAATTTGTTATTGAAGGGATGAGAAATCCAGAGAATAGCTGGGAGAAGAGTGATAGTATCGTTGGAACATATTATGGAAAAGATTTTGAGGGTAATGATATTATAGACAATGATTCTTTTTCGTTAGGGTATAACGACCGTGATTTAATGGAACAATTATCCAAAGCAGGCACGGATCACAGAAAGTATATGCGAATGATGCCGGTGTATGCTAGAATTACTGCACCTTTATATTGGTGGAAAGAATTTGATACTTACAAGGTTGGCACGGTTTCCAATTCTTGTAGTACGATGCACAAGATCCATTCGAAAGAGTTTACGTTGGATGATTTCAGCTGTGAGCATATATTAAATGACCATTCATATTTAGCAGATGATGGACATTTAATAGGTGACCTGTTGTTATTATTAAATGGTGCTAGAGAAGATTTTTTGGAAACTAAAGATAAGAAACACTGGTGGCATATGATACAGTTACTTCCATCATCATATAATCAAACAAGAAACGTAATGATGAATTATGAAGTATTAGCTAATATGTATCACTCAAGGAAAAATCACAAATTGGATGAATGGAGAGAGTTCTGCAAATGGATTGAAAAGCTTCCACTGAGTGATTTAATCACGCATAATGCGGAAAAACTAATGATGATAAAAGAAAAATAAATGAATCATATAATAGAAAGGATGGAGATATCTAATGGCAAACCAATCATTAGCAGTAAAATATAGACCAACTTATTTTTATTCGTTAACTGAGCAGTCAGCAATAAAAGAAATTTTAGAAAATCAGGTTAAAACAAAGACTTTTCAACATGGTTACTTATTTACCGGTCCAGCTGGAACAGGCAAGACAACATCCGCAAGAATTTTTGCGAATATGATAAATGATGGAAAAGGAAATCCAATTGAAGTAGATGCCGCAAGTAATAGCGGAGTGGATAATATTAGACAGATTATTGAAGATGCTAAAAGAAAACCACTTGATGCAGAATATAAGATATTCATTGTGGATGAGTGTCATTCGTTATCAAATGGAGCATGGCAGGCATTATTAAAGACACTTGAAGAACCCCCAAAATTTACGATTTTCATTTTTTGCACAACGGATCCACAGAAAATTCCTAATACGATTTTATCAAGAGTTCAAAGATACAATTTCCAAAAGATAAGTAATGATGGAATTGTGAAAAGATTAAATGGTATAATTGCAGAGGAAAATAGAGAAATGATAGAAGCTGCCGGAGGTTCACAGGATGCCATCAATGATATAGAATGGGCTAAGCACGAAGATATTGACTGTATAGATTGTGATGAAGATGCTCTGGAATATATAGCAAAAGTTTCATCCGGAGGTATGAGAGATGCTATTACACTCCTTGATAAATGTCTTTCATTATCTCATAATGTGACGTTGGAAAATGTATTGAAAACAATAGGAAGTGAAGATTATAATACATTCTTTGATTTTTTAGATAGGTTGTGCAACAAAGGAAAAATGAGCATAACAACAATAGAAAATGTTTATAATTGTGGTAAAGATGTAAAACAGTTTATGAAAGACTTTGCCAAATTCATTTTAGAAGTTGAAAAATATATAATTTATGAATCAACTGATTATATCAATATACCAATTACAAAAGAAAATATTGCTAAGCTATCAGAGTTTAGATCTTTGTCCTCAGAAGTTTATAATGTAATGGATTTTGTACTTATGCTAAATAGTCAGATTAAGTGGGAAAACGACCCAAAGACATTGATTGAATTATCTATTTTGATTTATTGCGGAAAGGAAGATTAGTATGCTGAAAGGAAAAGTTTGCAAAGTGTTAGCTGATACGCATGATAATTTTTCAAGAGGCGAGTTAGTAGTGGTTTTGGAAGATCACCCAGTCCCATATTGTTGCCCCCTGGAAAAATATAACCCAAAATTACCTAGGAGTAAGTATAATCGTAGTGTTATTCATCAGTTATATTGCTACGAACTGGAGGTATTATATGATTGGACAGAAAAATAATATAAATACTCTTATTCAGTGGCGATGCAATAAGTCAGTACCTAGGTTCATTATTCTTTCCGGAGATATTGGCAGTGGAAGATTGACTCTTGCAAAAGTCATTATAAAAATGATAAATGCAAAAGGAATAATCATGGGAAATAGTATTGTAGAAGTCCGGGAAACAATAGAAAATGCTTATACTATTACAGAACCAACTTGCTATATTTTTAGAAATGCGGATGATATGAAAAATGAAGCAAAAAACGCACTTCTTAAAGTAGTTGAAGAACCACCTAATAACGCTTATTTTATAATGACGGTCCAGAATGTAGATAATATGTTAGGAACGATTAGAAGTCGGGGAACCATTCTTAAAATGGAGCCTTATACTATTCAAGATTTACAAAAAGTAACAATGGACGAAACTTTATTAAAATACTGCAATAATATAGGTCTCCTTGATACGCCAGGGGAAAAGATATTGCAAGCAGAAAAATGTGTGGATGATGTGCTTGATGCATTCAGTGATAGAAGCGGTACTAAATTGTTGAAAGCAACCACAAAGTTAAAGGCTAAAAAGACTGACGAAGATAAAGTAGATTGTTTGATTTTTATGAGGATATTTGAACAGAAATTATATGATTCTTATGGGTTCTGTTCTCTTTCCTTATGTATCATAAAAGATATCTGTTCATGCAGACAAGAGTTGCAAAGAAGCAGTATCAATAAAAAAGCTAGCATTGAATCAATGCTTATTAAGATTATGGAGGGATTAAAAAATGGAATTTGATGAAATTATGGTAATGTTACTAAGGTCTTGTAATAAGAGATTTACGGAGACTGTAAGCTTAAGCGAAAAGCTATTAGATTGTGCTACAGAAATCTATAATGCGGAAATGAAGGAGAAAAATAATGCAGAAATTTCCGAGAAGATGGACTAAATTGGAATGTGTTAATTTTCTCCAAAGGAAAATCATATTAAACGCAATAGCATATTATGAGTTAGATTCTCCAAAATTATCTGATAAAGAATATGACGAATTAAGCTACCAATTAGTTGAATTACAAAAGGATATAGATATCCAAAAAACACAATATGGATATGCGATGTACGATTTTGACGGCACAACAGGTTTTGATCTATATGATAGATTAAATGAGCATGATAAGGAATATTTAATGAATATAGCTTGTCATTACTTAAATAAATCAAAAATAGAAAAGCAAAAAATTAAAAAATTAGGAGGTGCTTTATTTTGAAGCTTTATGAAGAAAGAGTGATTCCATCTGGATGGAAAAGAGATGAGTTTATTGAATGGTGCAAAGATTGGGATTTGATAATAGGTAAGCTCAATAATTGTGGTATTGATTTATCTGCTATAAAGCTGATAGATGATGGGAGGGATAAAAATGGAACTGCGTGATTTGATGGAAAAAGTATCATCATTTAATATTCCACATTATTTGATATTTTTTGGTGAAGAACAAAAAATCATTGACGAATATATTCAGCAAATACGAAATTCCATTAAGCATACTTATATTCCCTGTGAGAGTGTTCAGTCTGTGTTGAATATAACAAGAAGAAAGACCCTTGATAAAAGATGTAGAATATTCACTGTGATAGATGATTTTACATTTTCTAAAAATGCAGATGCATGGGAGATTGTTAAAAAACAATTCAATAATTCAAAAGATTATTTAATCCTAAGATATAATACTCTCAGTAAGAAGGAATCTTTCTACAAGAAGAATCAGCAAAATTGCGTTCAATTTTCGCATTTAAGTGAGGAAGTGTTACAACAATACATTCAGTGTGATTTACCCGATTTAAGTGATGAAAATATAAGCAAGTTGATTGGCTATTGCAGTAATGATTATGGTAGAATATTGTTTGAAATTGATAAAGTCAAACAGTACATGAAGTTTATTAAATCAAAGAATGAAGATAAATGCTTTGAAGAGTTAGATAAACAAGGGCTCTTTCATAAAGAAATTGGAGATATCACTTTTGAATTGACAGACGCAGTTTTAGGTGGATATCCAGAAAAAGCTATACAAAAACTGGATGAAGCAAAACGAAAAGGTGAACCTGCAATGATGATAGCTTCTATACTTTACAATGGATTTAGAAATTTACTTGCATATCAAGGATTAGGAAGTAATAAGCAAGGAGCGATGGAAAGAACTGGACTGACAAAAGGAGAGCTATGGGGATGCACTAAGAATGTTGGCGGTTACAATATTGAAGAAGTAAAAAGAAATATGTTACTTTGCCAAGAAATAGAATCCGGAATTAAGATGGGAAAGATTGATGAGGATATATCATTGGATTATTTAATATTGAAATGTCTGTCTTAATTCTTATTGTGGTGAGTTTATTCTCACCACTTTTTTATAAAAATTTTCAAAAAATCACTTGACATTTTCCTTTTTATGTATTACCATATATTTGTAAATAAGAAATACATAACAAAAAAGGAGGATACATATTATGACTAAAGTAACAGGATTAAATATAATTGAAGAGATTGTAAAAAGACAAAATAAATCAGTTAGTAGCACAAGGAGTAGACAGAGAAATAGCAAAAGTGATGGTACGAATATGGGATAGCTTAGGGGAAGAATGACATGAAAGAAATATTTAAGCAAATACATAGATATAGTGAACAGGAATTTGAAGAGGGTAAACCATTTGAGTTTACCCTTCCAGCAAGACATTGTGGAGTAACATATGCCGTAAAGCATATGGAATCAAATAAAATGGAAGTAGGAAAGTCGTATAAAATCACTGTTAAAAAATATATGACAGAACCTGCAACAACTACATTTGATTTTCAAGATAAATGGAATAATGGACATCCAATGCCTTTATGCACTATGCAAGGGGAAGTTATAAAAGAAACTCGTGGAATGTATTATATGGAACTGGAAGAAGATGATATAAGCTGGACTGGTTGGGTTATCAAATCAGCCATAAAAAATTTTGAAGCAAAGGAGAAATAATTATGAAAAAATTAAATGATGAACAAAGAAAGTTAGTTGAGGATAATGAAGGACTTATTTGGTATATTGGTTCAAAATATATCGGTAGGGGGTATAATCCAAATGAAGAGTATGGAGAGTTAGCTTTGGGATTATGTAGAGCGGCACTGTCTTATAATAAAGACAGTGGAGTGAAATTTAATACATATGCTAGTGCCGTTCTTACTAATGTTGTGAAAACATATTTTAGATTAGCCCAATGTGATAAAAGAAAAATATCTTCATATACTATAAGCCTTGACCAGGAGGTGTATGAAAGAGATGGAGATTCATTGTGCCTTGATGATATGCTTGGAACAGAATATTTAGAAGATAGTTTAATATTATTTGATTTAGAAGATATATTAGATGAAAGAGAATTGACTGTTTGTAAGTTGCGCTATCAAGGAATGAATCAAGCTGAGATAGCTAGCATAATAGGAATATCTCAAGCTGGAGTATCCAGACTATTAAGCAGGGCAAAAAAGAAAGTAGAGGAAGCAATATGAGATGAGACGCGGAGATGTATATTGGTTAGACCTTGATATGTTATTTCCTGACGGAAAACATTATCAACGAGGATTTAGACCTTGTGTCGTTTTTAGTAACGATAAGAATAATCTATATTGTGATGTAGTTCAAGTTGTTCCGCTGACAACCAAGAAAGATTATCTTCCAATGCATGGTAGATTATGTTTCCAAATAAATAATAGATTAAACTATTGTCTTCCGGAGCAGATGTTGACCGTTGATAAAAAATATCTAAAAAATTATAGTGGAACAATAAATAAAGATGATGTAAAGATATTGAACGAATGCATCAAATTACAATTATCATTAGGAGGTAAGAAATAATATGAATAAATTAGAGCAGGCAACTTGTAAAAGATGTGGACGAAAATTAAGAAACCCGAAAGCAATAGAAATAGGAATGGGGGAGACGTGTTGGAAAAAATGGAAATCTCAAAATAATCATAAAAAGTTATGGAAAGTAAATAATAATGAAAAACATAAAAAAGAAAAATTGCTTAATATATCATTAGGAATAATTATTGTTTTAATCATATTACTTGCCGGACATATAGAATATAGATATTCAGCAAATGAAGATAAGTATGCTAATCTAACAAAACAAGAACAACACGAAATGTATTTGCAACATATAAAAGATAAATAAAAATTACGAAAATGCGGGAGGATGTAAATAAAAACATCCTTCTTTTATTTACAAAAAATAATTAGTATATTATAATAATACTAAAAAGGAGGTGTATATATGGCAGATTTATCTAAGCTAATGTATAAATTACAATTAGCATTAAAACAAAAAGGAGTATTGGTGTATATAAACACATATCAATTTTATTCTGCGGAGCAAGATAGATTTATTAAAATGTATAAAGTAATGCATAATAAAAAAGAACTAATAAATACAGCTTCTCAAATAAAAGCAACAAGTGAATTGAATAGATTATGGCAGGAGGTAAAAAATGAGAAAAGAGACTGAAAAAGAAAAGGAATGTAAGAAACATCTTAATCCAAGACAGATTTTATTCGTACAAGAATATATGAAAACTAATAACGTGACACAATCATCTATTAGTGCAGGATATATGCCTAAAGGAGCATATGCACAAGGTTCACGCTTGTTAAAAGATGTACGAATCCAGAATTACATCGAAGCAATAAGGGAAAGATTGGATGATGCAAAGATTGCGGATATACAAGAAGTAATGGAATATCTCACTTCCGTAATGCGTGGAGAGAAGAAAGACCAATTTGATTTAGAAGCAGCATTAAGTGAAAGAACAAAAGCAGCAAGTGAATTGGCTAAGAGGTTAGATGTAAGAGCAAAGAATATCAATGTAGAATGCGCAGTTAATATTATAGACGATATTCCGGATGATGCTGAGATTGAGGATGATTTAGATGAAGAAAGCAATTAAGGGTAGACCACTTTCAAAGTGCATTGGAAAAGCATTCTATGGTGTTCATAAGGATATACAAGCCGGAAAGCATACTTATTATGATTTAACTGGCGGGCGTGGTTCATTGAAATCTTCATGTGTGTCTGTAGAAATAATCTATAACATGATGAAGAAGGAAAATAAAAATAAACACGCAGTAGTTTATAGAAAAGTAGGGGATACGCTTGAAACCTCAGTATTTTCCCAGATCGAATGGGCTATAGATATATTAGGCGTTTCTCGTTTATGGAAATTGACTAAATCACCAATGAGAGCTGAATATCTTCCAACTGGACAAAAGATTATATTCAAGGGATTGGATAAAGCGGCAAAATCAAAATCAATCAAAGTGCCATTTGGATATATAGGTTACTTATGGTTTGAGGAGTTTGATGAATTTTCTGGAGAAGAAGAAATCCGTAAAGTACAACAATCTGTCATTCGTGGTGGAAATGACTTCGTTGTATTCAAATCAATGAACCCACCTAAATCAAGACAGAACTGGGCAAATGATTATATAGAGAAAGAGAAATTGAGAAAAGATACACTTGTATCTCAAACAACTTATCTAACATCACCGAAAGAGTGGTTAGGACAACAGTTTATAGATGATGCTGAATGGCTTAAAATGGTAAACCCAAAAGCATATGAATATGAGTATTTAGGCATTCCTATAGGAAATGGTACAGAAGTATTCGATAATCTTGAAATTAGACAAATAACAGATGAAGAAATAGCAAGTTTTGATAGATTATATAGAGGAGTTGACTGGGGCTGGTTTCCAGATCCATTTCATTACGGTTGTATGCACTATGATTCTGCAAGGATGATATTATATATTTTTGAAGAATTTAGAGCTAACAAGATGAAGAATAAAGATACTGCTCAAGTGTTATTAGACGATTATAATCTAGATAGATACGATGTAGTAACTTGTGATAGTGCGGAACCAAAATCAATCGCAGACTATAGAAGTTATGGCATCAATGCAAGAGGAGCAGACAAAGGTCCAGATAGCGTAAGATATGGAATGAAGTGGCTACAATCTCTTATCAAGATCGTTATAGACCCAGTAAGATGCCCAGAAACCGCTGAAGAATTTAAGAAGTATGAATATGAATTGACAAAAGACGGTGAACCAACATCTGTATACCCGGATGCTAATAACCACAGCATAGATATGACAAGATATGCAATGGAACGAGTGTGGAAACGAAAAGGAAAATAATTTGATTTGTAATTTTATTTGCAATGTTGTATTATAAAAAGACAGAGGAGGTGAAATGTCTAATGAGTGTTACTCGATTGACAAAAGATCAATTCATTCCTTTTTTGGATATAAATAAAGACAAGACATTTGAAAATTCAAATTGGACAAGAATTGATTATTCCACAATTTTCGAATTAACAATAAACGAGACGGAAGAAGATATACATTATATATGCTTCGAAAATCCAATAACAGTTGTAACATCTAATAAGCCAGAACTTCCACAGGAGATAGCTTTATATGAAGGAAATCCTATGTATGATTTTATGTTTGACCAATTATACAATCTTCCTATAGGAGAAGATTGTAAAGTGCCTTTTATCTTGGCATTTGGAGGTTCCGAAAAACGTGCTTGGCGCGGTATATGCACGATATCAGGAAAGACATTGAATACAATTGACGGCAGAATATCTTTCAGCATGAAAATTGGAGGGGAAATAACCAAAGGATTTTATAAGATTACTGATGGAAAAGTAGTTTTTAGCACACAAAACACACCGGAGCCTACTCAGTCATGTGGTACAATAGCTGAAATATCGGTTGGTGAAGATGATACAAATTTGCCTTATAATACAATAAGAGAAATTGGAATATCTCCAATTTCTGTATTATACTATATGAATAATAAAGTAAATGCGTCAGGAGATGTTATAGATTTAATTAAAATAAAATGTTTGAAAAATAAAGAAACTTTGAAAACTTACACGAGTGTAGATTGGAGTTGATTATATGAAAGAAATAAATGTTGCCCTTGGAAAATTAGAAACACACACAGAAAAATTGACCCTGATAAAAAATGATCCGGAAGGACAAAAGGATGTATGGTTAGAAATTTTTGGATTATCTGCGGCGGATGGATTTACAGTTGAAGTTGGAATCTATAAAGACGCTTCCAAACAATTTCATTACTGGGAAATTTGTCATAAAGGAAGAGTTTTCATACATTTAATACCTTGGCAACGCACTGATGATTATGTGTTGTCTGAGATGCGAGTTTATATCGGCGCAAATATGGTTGATTGGTACGGTGATAATGTTTTTGACTTGCAAATATTTATTTTCGATAATAATTTACTTGTTGCATATGTTCACGGATCGACAATGTCAGTTGGATTTAATAACGGTATGGTTATTATTCCCCCAAACGATGCAGCATTAGAATTTGGACAAATACGTTATGATATGTATTCCGCCGGAATTGCGTCGGGAAATGAAGCCGGTGTTTTGGGTGCTTTAAATTTTCACGGAGGTATAGATACAGTAAGTACAGAACTTACAGAAACATTATATGAATATTTTCAAGATGCGGTAATGGCTTCTCCTAATACACCGACAAGAAAAACTAGGGACAATGGAACTCTTGTATTAAGAGATTTTTCATTGTGCGGTTCTGATTTTGTGCCGCACGTAGTAGAAAATATGTGGATGATATGTTCAATGCCAACAGCATTGTTGACGCAACGGTTTATTAAACTAAATGGTACTAAGCATATGATTATTAGATCAAAGAAAGATAGTGAACAATCGTGGTTTCTGCTTGCTAATACTGGTGAGGAGTATACAGGAAGCAATGAAGAAAATAGCTGGTAGTCTAATTATGAAAAAACAATAAAGGAGATTAAAAATGGCACAAAGAGTAGTAATACCTGGATTTAGAAAGATTGAAACAAGTGGAGGCGGAGAAGGAACAGGTAATTATAATGACTTGCAAAATAAGCCATCTATAAACAATGTTCCTTTGGTAGGAAATCTAAAGACAGTAGATTTGAAACTGACAGACCCAACATTGACAGAAGAAGGAGTTCCAGCAGAAGCAAAAACAGTAGGAGAAAAGTTAGAAAAACAATCTACTTCTTTAACTGAATTATCAGAACAATTAGGAAGTCATACAGTAAAAAGTGATGTACCAGAAAATGCAGTATTTACTGATACAGTATATGATGATACAGAAATAAAAGAAAGCCTTTCAGAACAATCCTCAGAAATGATGGATATTAAAATGCTGGGATGGAGTGTACCTAAAGAATGTCCTATACAGAATGAAGTAAATGAAAATCAGTTTATACAGAAAGTTGGTAGAGTTGATTTAGGAAGTTTAGACTATGGAGAACAGGTGGCTTATGGTGTTTACACTTATGCTCTACAAAATAAAATTAAAGTTCATCTAGATACAGAAACAGCTTCGAATATATATTGTAGAGATTACTTGACAGTATCTTGGAATAAGTTAACTAGCCAAGGCAAAGTAGATACCAACTATATAGCTAGTAGTGGAGACGGAGCAATAGGTTTCAACACGACACGTTCCGCTGAACAATTTAAGGAAGCAATGCAAGGTAAATATCTTTATTATGAATTTGCAACTCCTATTACTACCACGATTGATGGAAACGAAAAAGTGATAAAAATTACAGATGATGTAGCATCTTTGTTGAAAAGAATTGAAGCATTAGAGGCACTTACACCTAAAACAGACACAGATACAACGGTAACTGAATAATATAAGGAGAAATAAGTCATGATTAAAAAATTATTGAATTTAATCTATGAAGCCATTGGGAAAATGATTGGTTATAAATCAATTACTGATGCTTTTGAAATTGATGAAACTGGAATATCAGACGAAATGTCGAATGCTTTAGATGTTTGGAAATCCATGTATAAAGATGAAAGTCCTTGGCTTGACGATGTTAAAGGTGTTTACTCTTTAGGATTGCCTAAGCAAATATGTCAATCTTTACAGCAACAGACACTTTCTGAAATGGAGTCATCTATCACAGAGCCCGGAGTTGAAGATGCTATAGAACAAGATAAAAATGATGTTATTGACACAAGAGCTAAATTCTTGAATGATATTTACCAAAAAAGGCTTGTTAAAAATTTACCTCAATCTTTTGAAAAAGCATTGGCTCTCGGTGGAATGATTATAAAGCCATACATGAGCAATGGACAGTTATATCTTGATTTTAACCAACAAGGAGAATTTTATCCTATAGCTTTTGACGATGATGGAAATATCATTGATGTTGCATTCTTTGACCAGTTCACTGCTGGAAAATATGTCTATACAAAAGTAGAGAGACAGACATTCTCTTTTGATAAGAAAATGGTAGTGGTGGAAAACAAAGCATTCAAAGCACAGTTACGTACACCGGATGATGAAGTAGAACAGGAACTTGGACAGGAGATACCTTTATCATCCATTGACAGGTGGAATGGAATTAGCGAAGAACCAGTAACGATTGAGAACACAGAAAAACCATTGTACGGATATTTCAAAGTTCCTCTTGCTAATAATGTTGATATGAAATCCCCGCTTGGAATTTCAATTTTCAGTCCTGCGGCAAAATTGATTAGAAAAGCTGATGAACAATTTAGTAGATTGGATTGGGAATACAAAGGCGGACAATTAGCAATTGACGTTGACCCTACAGCAGTAACCTATAGTGAGGGTTACTATGGGACAAAAACTAATTTGGATGACTTACAAGACAGATTATATCGTAGATTAGATACAGGTTCTGACGAAACGTATCACGAATGGGCTCCTTCTTTGCGAGATGCAAATTATATAAACGGACTAAATGTTTATACAAATAAAATTGAAGATATGATAGGATTAGCAAGAGGAACATTGTCCCAAGTAGAATTAGACGCAAGAACAGCTACTGAAATCAAACTTGTTAAGCAAAGAACCTATATCACGGTTTCCGATTTACAGAAAGCTTTAGATCAATGTTTGGTAGATGTCGTATATGCAATGAATGTTTTTACAGAATTGTATAATTTAGCACCGGCAGGAGATTATGACACAAACATAGATTGGAAAGACAGCATTTTGACGGATACAGATACAGAACTTGAGCATAAACTGACACTTCAAACTGCCGGTATTTTGAGCAAAGCTGAAGTTCGTTCCTGGTATACTGGTGAATCTGTAGAAGCCGCACAATTAGAGATTGATAAAATGCAAAAACAAGCACAGCAAAACATGATGAACGACCTGTTTAACTCGTCAGAAACTAAAGACAATTCTTTAGAATCAAATCCTACAGATAAACAAGACACATTAAATCAGAATAATCAATCTAATAATGAGGAGTGATGTTAAGTGGCTTTATCAAAGGATGAATTAACCAACATTGCTTTTAGAATTGCTGACAGATTCGAAAAAGTCAATCTCTTTTATCTTTCCAAAATGGCAGAACAGATAAAAGAGATTGGTAAATTAGATAAAGACAATATGCACAGATTAGAGCAAATGGCTAAAATGGGTAATAACATTGAGGAAATAAATCTATACCTTTCAAAGCAATCCGGATTAGCCTTGCAAGATATTTATAAACTCTACGATAAAAGTGCCGGTGAGATATACAAAGATGTTGCTTATTTATATAAGCATAAAGGAATTACCCAACCTGCTTTTTCTAAAAATACTGCAATACAGAATTATATCAGTTCTGTCCGAAATTTAACTGCTGGCACATTTGCAAACATGGCAAATACAACGAGCATTGCCAAAGATTATAAAGATGCTATTGATTTAGCGATAGACACAGTAGCAACCGGAATGGACGGATATCAAGATGCTTTAGAAAGGATTATTCTCGATAAAGCAACACAAGGAGCAAGGGTTCAATATTCAAGCGGACGAACAAGAAGATTAGATAGTGCGGCAAGGATGAACATTTTAGAAGGAGTTCGTCAAGTCAACTACGGGGTGCGATTAGAAGCAGGAAAACAATACGGTGCAGATGGAGTGGAAATAGATGCTCATGGATTATGTGCAGAAGACCATTTACCGTATCAAGGAAGACAATATAGTCTTTCCAAGTACAATTCAATAAATGCAAGATTAAAAAGACATTTTGGAACTTGCAACTGTCAACATGGTATATCTTATATAATTCTCGGTGTATCACCACCAACATATGATGATAAAGAATTGCAAAGCACAAAAGACTATTCAAATGAAAAAATAAAAGTAGGTGATAAAGAAATAACAAGGTACGAAGCAAGTCAAGTGATGAGAAATCTTGAAACCAAAATGAGATACAAACAAGAACAAATTATAGCATTACAAAAAGCAGGAAAAGACGTAGAAAAACAGAAAAAACAATTAAAGAACTTGAAGCAATCTTATGGATATGCCTCAAAACAGGCAAATCTTCGTAGGCAATGGAACAGAGCAAAAGTTCCAGGTTATGATTTATAGTTATCAACAAGTTATCCACATTAAATTGTGGATAACTTTTGTTTTGCTTATGATTTATCAACAATTTTAACATTTTGCTTGTGTATAACTTCGATTTATCAACAAGTTATACACAGAATTATCCACAAAAACACTTTACAAATGTTGATAAGTTGTGTATAATAAAAAATGTAGATAATCCAAAACCCAGAAAGTGGGTTAAAAACATCATTTTAGATTATAAAGGAGTGCAAAAACATGAAGAATATCTATGAGATTCTTAAATCTTTCGAACTTACAGTTCCGGAGGATAAGAAAGAAGACTTTGATAAAGCCTTAAATGAAAATTATAAGACTATATCGGAAGTAGTTAAAATTCAAAACAAATTGAAAAAGGCTGAAGGCGAAAGAGATACTTATAAAACTAAGTATGACACGGACATCAAGCAGAGAGATGCTGATATTAAAGACCTTCAAGGAAAGCTGAAAGACGCAGGAACAGACACTACGAAGTTAGCTGACTTGCAGAAAGAACTTTCGGAATTGCAGGACACCTATAACACAGAAAAGTCCAATTATGAAAAGCAATTGAGTCATCAGGCTTATGAATTTGCAATCAAAGAAAAAGTTGCAGAGTTGAAGTTTTCTTCTAATTCAGCAAAGAAAGCTTTTATAGCAGATGCGTTGAAAGAGGAAATGAAAATGAAAGATGGACAGTTGCAAGGATTTGATGACTTCCTGGAATCTTATAAGAAAACGGATGCTGATGCATTCCTAAAAGAGGATACAGAAAATTCTGGTGAGGAGGAACCACCTAAACCGCAGTTTAGTGGAAAATCCTCTGGAACAGAAACACAGCCGAAAGGTGATCCAGAGAAGCCTTCGGTGACATTTTGGTAAAAAGGAGAGATTAAAAAATGGCAAGACCAGAAACAACAAGACTTGATTCTTTGAACGTATTGCTTGACGGTAGTGAATCCGGAAAGATGCTCTTGAAAGAAGCATATGATGGCGTTATTGAGAACGTCCAGAAAGGCACAGTATCATCTAAAATCAAGAACACAGATTTGAGTGGTGATCCAACAGCCGGCACAGTAGAAGCTAAACGATTTGTGAATGCAAGTTCACAGCCTTATGGAACTGCTCGTACAGCGGCTAAAGGAACGGCAGTAAAAGGAAAGACCGTTACCGTACCTATTAACGTGGACAGAGAGTTTGTAGAAGAGATTGAAGAGAAAGATATCCGCTTGCTTGGTGTAGACGGATTGGTGGCTAAGCGTTCTGCAAATCATGCACAACGAATGGTAGCAGAACTTGATACTGCATTCTTTGCAGAAGGTAAAAATTCCGGAACACAGTTCAAACCGGCAAAAGCTGTGACAGATATTAAGGATATTGTTGAATCCGCAATTCTACAGCTTGAGAAGTTAAAGAATAACTACATTGACGGATTAGACCGTTCAATGCTTTCTATCACTTTTGACCCGGATACTTACTCAGCAATGAGAATGTATCTTGATACAGTAGTGAATACTAATGTAGATACAACCTCAGAAGAGTTCAATATGTATCATGGTGTTAAGTGCTACAATTCGAACAGACTGCCATCCGGAGTTAAGTTTGAGATTATGATGGATGAGTCCATTGCTCAGCCTATCACATCCAAACCATATTCCGCTGAACGTATTCCGTTGAGTGAAGCTGTAGCAGTAGAAATGTTCTTCTATTATGGAACAAAAGCAGTAACTCCTGATACCATTTTCTGGTATGACGGAACACACGCAGAAGTCTAATCGGATAAGGAGGATCTATAATGGAGATTAAGATGCCCGATGGTGCAGTTTTAGTCACAGAAAATCCCGAAGTCATTGATTCGTATATTAACATGATGGGCGGAGAAGAGGTGACAAAAAAGCAAACAAAAAAGTCAGCAACTAAGGTTGCCTCCGCCTCAGAAGCTGAGTAAAGAAAGGAGATGCATCTTGTGAGTTATTTAACATTTGAGGAATATCAAGCGTTAGGTGGGAAGTGCACACAAGATGCATTTCTTACTTTGCAGTTTGACACTGAATCTAAAATGGACTATATCACAAGCGGAAGATTAGCTAAGCTGATTGAAGAGCTTGGAACAGTACCAAAAGAGGTTCAGATGTTGGAGGTTAAGTTAGTCAATATAGAGAATAATTCTAAGATGGAACGAGATGATAATACCACATCTTATAGCAATGGAATTGAATCTTTCGGTTACGGTGATACATCTGAAAAGAGTTTAGACGCAAGCCTGACCGAAAGATTCAAAGATATTATGATGGAATACTTGTATCCAAAGTATCCGGAATTATTCTATCGAGGAAGGTGGGTAAATCGTGCAAGGTACAATAACCCTTCTCAATCGACTTAAAAGAAAAGATTCTATAACCAATACGGATGTTTGGTATAAATCAGTTATAGAGAATTGCGTTTATAAAAAAGACAGAATTTCCAATATAAGCGGAACAGTTGTCTCAATGGGTCAGCAATTCACTATACTCATACCGTTCACGGATAAATATCTTCCCTATAAAGAGTGGAAAGCATTAGAAGATAAGACAGGTTATTATACTTTGTCTAATCAAGATGTGATTATACTTGATATAGTAGAAGAAGATGTCACTGCACAGAATATAATACAAGTAAAGAACGATTATGAACCAAATACTTGTGAAATACGAAGTATTGAACAAGTGGCTAAAAAATTGTCCGTTCAATTCGAATTTCGGGTAGGTGGTGTATAGTGAGTGTTAAGGTGAAAATGACTCCTTCAATAAAAATCGTTAATCATATATTAAATGATGATATTGGAAGATTTACTGCAGAAACATGGGCAAATATCTTTAAGAAATACACCCCAAACGACACTGGAACATTAAGTCAATCTTATACCACAGAACCTTGGAAAATAACGTATGAGCAAGTATATTCACATTATCAATGGGAAGGCGTTAGTGATAAAGGAAATCCTTTGAACTATAGCAAAGAAAAGAACTTTCTTGCACAGAGCCACTGGGAAGAAGCCGCATTTAGGGATAAGAAGGATGTAGTTGCAAGAGCAATTACAGAATATATCAAAAGGAAAGGATAATCAAAATGAAAGTGAATATATACGATAAAATTTCACATTGGCTATTAGATTGTCCTGAAATGGGCGGTTATTCTTATTTCAATGTTATACCTATTTACGCAGGTTCCTCTTCCGTTAATTCCAATTCAAGTAGCATTGTCCTTAATGAATACATGGACGGTGCAAAAGAAGTTAGATTGATGTTTAATATCAATCTAGTAAGAGAATATGATAATGGCGGAACAAGTGATTTGAACTTAGATGCTATCGCAGAATTTGATAAGGTTATTGAATTTATTGAAACAAAAAACAACAACAACGAATACCCGGATTTGGGGGATAATTATGTTGTGAATGAAATAGGTGCCACATATAAGGCACCTGAAGTGTATGTAACTCAGGATAATCCATCAATCGCAAGATATGAAGGTCAATTTTATATAGAATATTTAGAAAAGAAAAGGAGTGAAATATAATGCCAGAAGCAATGAAGAAATTGACAAGAAATCAGTTTATTCCATTTTTAGACGTGCAAAAAGATTCCACCTTTGCCGCTTCAGTTTGGAAAAGAATTGATTATTCTACGATTTTTGAGCTAACTGTCGGTGAGCAGGAAGAGGATATGGATTATATCTGCTACGAAAATGCAGTTACAGAAATCAACTCAAATAAACCGGAACTTCCGCAGGAAATTGCTTGCTATGAAGGAAACCCAATATATGATTTTCTTATAGGAGAATTGTATAATTTACCGACTGGGGCTGATACACAAGTTCCCCTGCTTTTGTGTTTTGGTGGAACAGGTAAGAAAGCTTGGAGATGTATTGCAACATTAACATCTAAAGTTCTTAACACTGTAGACGGTAAAATAACATTCTCTCTTAAAATGGGCGGAGACATCGAAAAAGGAACTTATACGATAGAAGCAGGTTCGCCAACATTTCAAGCAGAAGTCTAAAATCCATAATTAAAGGAGGTAAATTATGGCTAATTATTATATCACTTATGCGGGACAGGAGTATGACTTACCACAATATACGTTTGCTATTGCAGACATGATTGAAAAACAGGAGGTCATAAATTCTGGCAACGCAAAATTCAAGGACAAATGCAAATCAATGTATGACCTTTTAAGTAAATTGCTTGGAGAAGATGCAATTACAAATCTGGTTGGTAAATTTACCGAAAGTGACCCGAATACCATAAACATATTCTATCTTATGGTAGTTCGTGCTTACGCTAAACCGCTTGAAGAATATAACGAAGAAAATGCAACGATTGACTTGGATAAATATCAGGTGGATAAGATAGTCAATCTTGTTGAAGCTTTGGATAAAGCATCCAAGATAAAAGTATAATATGATTGATTTACGAAATAAGGGCTTGCCAGAAACCATTGAGGTAGATGGTGAGTCTTTTTTATTAGACACAGACTTCAGAACATGGATAAAATTTGGAGAAGTTATAAAAGATCGAAGAAATTCGATATTAGACTGTTTGTTTGTGTTTAAGGACATGACCCTGCTGGAAGCGTTTAATCTGCCTGATAATGTATTTGTAGAATTACTAAATTTCTATTCAAATCCAAACGCTACACCAAAGGGTAATACGTCACATGGGGATGTAGTTATAGACTACGTTTTAGACGGAGAATATATTGTTGGTTCCTTTATGTCCGCATACGGTATAGATTTAACGGTATGTGATATGCATTGGCATTTATTCAAAGCTTTATTTTTATCACTCCCAGATGACACAAAGATAAAGCAAATAATGCAAATGCGAGCTTGGCATAAAGATTCACAACAATATGACGATATTTGCAAGCAACAAAAAAATGAATGGGCATTGCCTACTAAAACGAAAGAAATTGATGAAAGTATAGTGAAAGAAATAAATGATGAATTTTATAATTCTTAAAATGATTGGTGGTGGAATATTAAATGGCAGATGGAAAAGTTGTAATTGACACAGAGCTTGATAGTTCTGGGATAGAGCAAGGATTAAAAGAAGCAGAAAAAAAGGTAGATAATTCGTCAGGTAAATTAAATAAGATTGGTAGTGCACTCAGCGGTTCTTTAGGAGTTGCGGGTAAAGCAACTGCGGCAACGCTTAAAGCAACAGCTGTTTCTGCAGGAGCGGCAGCCGCTGCCATTGGTGGTGTCGTGAGCAAATCAGTATCAGCTTATGCATCGTATGAACAGCTTGCTGGAGGTATAGATACACTTTTCAAAAAATCCAGCAAGCAAGTTCAAAAATACGCAGACGAAGCTTATAAGACAGCACAAATTTCTGCCAATGATTATATGGAATTAACCACATCATTTAGTGCATCACTTTTACAAGGACTTGGCGGGGATACAGAAAAGGCGGCTAAAATATCAAATAAAGCAATAATTGATATGTCTGATAATGCTAACAAGATGGGAACTGACATGGAGTTGATACAAAATGCTTATCAAGGTTTTGCAAAAGACAACTTTACCATGTTGGATAACTTAAAGCTTGGGTATGGTGGAACAAAATCAGAAATGGCAAGGCTTATAAATGATTCTGGAGTTCTTGGTGATACACTCGTTGTTGCTAAGGGTAAAGGAGCTAATTTTGATAAAGTTGTCACCTTTGATAAAATGATTGAAGCTATTCACAAAGTTCAGACGAACCTTGGAATAACAGGAACTTCCGCAAAAGAAGCATCTTCCACAATAGAAGGTTCTGTTAACGCTGCAAAATCTGCTTGGACTAATCTTCTTACAGGTATGTCACGTGACGATGCAAATTTTGAAGAATTAGTTGACCAGTTTGTTGATTCAGCAGTAAACGCATTAAACAACTTGCTTCCTAGAGTACAAATAGCGTTGACGGGTGTGGGAAATTTAATAAACGCACTTCTCCCACAACTATTAGGATATTTGCCTGAGCTTATAAATTCTGTTGGACCTGGACTTATAAATAGTATATTATCGCTATTTAACATTGTTGCTACTTCTTTGCAAAGCTATGGACCTACGTTGCTTGATAACATAAAGACTTATGTAGAGCAAATTATATCCTTTATCGGGGAGCAAGCTCCGTTGATAACATCTCAGTTATCAGTTATTTTATCTCTTTTAATAAGTGCATTGAGAAATGGTTTGCCAGCACTTTTAACTTTTCTAGTACAAGGATTATCCACAGCTATTGATGTTATTATGGATAATCTTCCAGTAATCATAGATACTGGAATGAAATTACTAAACGCATTAAAAGACGGTATTTTGAAATCATTGCCTATGTTAATTTCCGCACTTCCCGGACTTGTTAAAAAAATAGTAAACGGTATAGCCAACAACGCACCGAAACTTATACTTTCAGCATATAAACTTATTAAGTCACTTTCTGACGGACTTGTTAAGAATATACCTACACTTATTAAATCTTTGCCAAAGATAATAGCCGCAATTGTAAAAGGTTTAATAAAATTAGCATCCGGACTTATAAGTGTTGGTGTAAGCATAATAAAAGATCTTGCATCAGGAATACTTAAGAATACATTCAAGCTTGTTTCCATTGGAATGAAAATTGGAGAAACATTGATGAATACAATTACTGATAAATTGATTGGAATAAAAAATGTTGGAAAGAATTTAGTTGAAGGCTTATGGAATGGTATAAATGATATGGCTTCATGGATAAAAAATAAGATAGAAGGTTTTGGAAAAGACGTTCTAAATAAATTAAAATCTTTCTTTGGTATACATTCGCCATCAAAACTTATGCATGATGAGATTGGTGTCTTTCTTGCTAAAGGTATATGGGAAGGATTTGATGATGAAAATCCAATGAAAAATATTCAGAAATCATTACAAGGAACCATTGATGGAATGAATACAAGAATAACATCAAAAGTTGATGGCGTTATTCATTCGTCAACAGTAGATTATTCTAAAATTGGTGATGCAATGGTTTATTCTTTGCAGAAATCCGGACTAACTGTTCAAATTGGACAGCGCCAGTTCGGAAGAATAGTGAGAGAGGTGATATAGATGAATGTAAAGTATGTCAATCATTTTGGAGAATCTATAGATTTGTGTTCCGATGTTTTAATGCTTCGGGACACAGACTTATTGAATTATTCATGGGATTATCAAACAAAAAATGAATTTAATCCAACGGTATCCAGATTCTATAAAAGCATGGTGGAAAAAAATATAAAAATATCTATAATTGGAAAGACAAAAGATGAGTATAATAAATTGTGCAACAAATTATTTGAAATAACAGAGAAAGATATTATAGCGGCAGTTAATGGGTTTTTGATAGTAAATAACGAATATAGATTACCTTGCTATATTTTTTCAAAAAAAATTTCTGCTTGGCACCCATCTGCAAAAAAGATAGTCAATGAGTATACTATATTATCTGAGAAAGGTGAGTGGTTGAAAGATGTCACTAGGGTTTTTGGTGTGTCATCTACTGAAAAACAATCATCCGAAGGTTTAGACTATTCATACGATTTTCCTTTTGATTTTTCACAATCATCTGCTAACAATTTATTAAAAACTGATGCATTTGTACCATTTGATTTTACTATAATCTTTTCCGGACCATGCACTACGCCATACGTACAAATAGGTGATAATATATATAGAGTTTATACTACATTATTAGAAAATGAATATTTAACCATTGATAGCTTGAACAAGAAAATTTATAAAACAAAAAACGATGGAAAAAGAGAAAATGAGTTTAATTTGAGAGACCGAAATAATTATATTTTCGAAAAAATACAACCAACAGATGGACTAAATTATGTTGATGTTCCAGACGGACAAATCACATCAATCACTGCCCACCTAGAAAGGAGTGAACCAAAATGGACTTGATATACACCAACAAGAATAAAGAAGATATGGGTATCATACAGGACTTTTCTTTAGATATGGCATATGGAAGCGATGAAAATAATTTTGAGTTACAAAAATTTTTTTCAAATGATGAGTTAGAAAACGGTTCTTTTATCTACGTTGATAATACGGAATATGGAGGTATAATAGATGCAGTAAAAGATGATACATCCAGTGACAATATAACATACACTGGCAGAACAATAACTGGTATCTTAAACTCGAAAATAATAATTCCTGATACTGCAACAGGGTATCTTGCGGTTGAAGGATATGCTAATGAAATAATAAAGGAACTGGTTGATAGGTGCAAACTGTCAAATATCGTATTGATAAATGAAACAATCGAAGATGCTATATATATTCCATATTACGAATTTGGATATGACTATTTATATGACGGATTACGAAAAATGCTATCTAGTTTTTCTGCAAAATTAAAATTCAAGTTCAGTGGTTCAAAGATATTATTATGGGCGGAAAATATTGTTGATTATTCGACTGATGAAGAATTTGATGATTCACAAATATCTTTTACTGCCGCAAAAATATATAATTCAGTTAATCATCTGATATGTGTAGGCTCGGATGATTTACTGAATAATTACTGCATTCATTTATTTATTGACACAGACGGTATATTACAACCGTATGCCATCACAAATACACCTATGCAGGATAGTGACTATATCTTAGATGAAACAAATAAAATTTTTGAAAATGACGAAGAGTATTGTAGATTATTGAAAGTCGATTCAATATCTTCAGTTGAAAATTATATATTATTAACCGAAATACCATTGAATTGGGCAGATAATTATTATGATTATTACACGCAAGAAATATCTGATGCAGGTGAAATATCCTATAAAGAAATAGAAAAATCGACACAAACTAATTACTTTGCATTGCAAACTAAACCAAACGAATGGGAATCAACTTGGCAAAATTATTTCGTCATAAATAGTGATGGGGAGTTTATCTCAGCATCGGATAAAGACTGGTCAGTTTACACCGTGTTATCATCCAAACCTACAAACTGGGACTTGATATATTCTCAATATTATGTGCAAAAAATAAGCTACACAGAAGTTGCTGCTAGTGATGTAGATAAGGATAGAACAGATTACTATTATACCGATGGAACTGATTATATCCCATTGGGTGCATATTCACACGATAACCCATATTGGGACTCTCAGCTTTATGTCAAAAAAATAAGTTATGAACAAGCTAGTTCACAATCAAAAGAAACTTATGCACAAATTGACAAAAAACCATCCACATGGTCAAAAGACTACACCAAATATTATTTTAGGAAAACCACAAATCCAATAACTTACGCTACTTATTCACAAGCGACAAGCACAGAATATAGCCGAGTAAAAAATAAACCTAAGACATGGGGAAGAGACTATTCTCTTTATTATGTGCTTATAACTGATGGTGTGACAACTGATTATCAACAATGCTCTTCGGTTACTTATAATGGTTACGCTTTGCAAAAAAATAAACCAAACGACTGGGGCACTAATTTCTTTAGCTATTATGTACTGAAAAACGGCAAGTATACAAAAATAGAGGATATTCCAAGATATTATAATCCTTGGCTTGCTGGGGCTATTGTTCCAAAATGGCAAAAAAATAAATTTTATTCACCTGTGCAAAAAAGTAAAGCACCTGCTTGGGATAAGACTCAAAAGTATTTCAAAAAAATACAAAAGACTGTTGCTCCGGCATTTCAAAAAAATAATACATTCGTCAAAATATCAATAGTACAACCGCCAGAATTTACTTCTGGAAAGTTTTATTCAAGAGAAGTAAAGACCGTTGTAGATTTCAAGGAAAATGAATTTTATGAAGAACGAGAAAATATCGTTCCTATTGTTTTTTCTTCAGGAATGTATTATAATAAAGTTATCGACCATTATAAGAATCTTGTAGAGCAAGGAATTGAAAAATTGAATGAAATATATTCAGATGATGAATTAAACATTTCCATATCAGCAACACAAGAATATGATATAGGTGATATAGTGGAAGGTGTTGATAATAAATTAGAGATAACAGCACGACAACCTATCGTGAAGAAAATAGTCGTGTTAGATAAATATGGAGCTAAAGTAGAATATAATGTAGGAGAGGAGAATCTGTAATGGCATTAAATCTTGTCACAGGTAGAACTGGGACCGCTCACGTAACATCTGATAATGCAAGAGCATTTAACTCTCAAGTATTTGGAACAGGAACTTATTTAATTGATTATGGAGCTAAATTTGCTCCCACAATCGTTGATAATAACACGGTTAGAATTGGCAATGGTATGCTTATTCATCAAGGTACACAGATGGGTATTGATATTGATAGCTATGAGGATGTTATTATCGAAAACGGTTCATCCGGATATAACAGAAATGACCTTATCGTGATGCGATATACAAAGAATAGAGACACTCAGATAGAATCAATATCTTTAGTTGTAATGAAGGGCACACCATCGAATACAACACCAGTAGACCCAACATATACAACTACGAATATACTTGATGGTACTGGTTTGTCTACAGATGTACCAATATGTAGAGTAAGATTATCTAGTTTAACGATTACAAGCGTTGATAATTTGATAGAGTCTAATTCTACAAGCGTATTAACTATACAAGAACTAACTAACCTTGTTACTAGCTTTTCAGCAAGCAACGTATCTGGAGTAAAAGGTCAATTGGAAAAAAATTATCGAACAGGGAACGTAAATTTAACTCCATTAGATATGGGAGCGTTGTCACTGGTTGCTACGAACATGGGTCTCGAATTTGATCTGAATGAGTGTAAAGCACAAAATTCAACACCTAGAGCTGGATTATATATATTAGATATTCTCTCGTCACAGGTAGGTAAGACACAAAAAAATCTTCCACCGATTCTTTCCTCTTTAAGTGCGTTTGTTTTAATTTTGGGGTCAGATGCAACTTCAACCTCAATAAAATCTGATACACGTGTTGTTCAACTATATTTTGACATTGGAGGTGATAGTAATATATATGTGCGTTCTAATTATCCGCAATGGACAGAATGGAAAAAAGTAACTGTTTCCTAAGAAAGGAGAAAATATAATATGGGAATTGAATTTTTAACAAATTATAGTGTGCCGATTGTTATTGGCGTGTGTTTATGCGTTGGGTATGTGATTAAAAACCTTGTGCAATCATCTGCTATCAATAGATATATACCATTGATAGTTAGTATTTTAGGTGTAGCAGTAAATGTATGGCTAAATTTAGCGTTCACACCGGAAGTTTTACTAGGTGGGTTATTTAGTGGTTTAATAAGTACCGGCATGCACCAATTATTAAAAAATATAATAAATAGGGAGGATTAGAAGAAATGGCATTATTATGTGGATGGGCGTCTCAATCAGAAAAAAGAACAGTAAACGGCAGAAAAGGAGACCAAACAGGGAAAGAAGTAAAATTAGGTAGCTATTATAATTTTGGTCAAGACAAAATTATAAGATTTAGAAATAGTTCCAGAGGAAGAAAAGCTGCAAGGGCGCAGAAATTATTCTGCTTAAATGATAATATAGGTTACGGTCAAAACGATAGAACTTCATTATATTCCCAGTGCAAAAAAATAAATTGGGATATTACTAAAATATCACAAATAAAAAAATGCAACTGTGATTGCTCCGAATTAGTAGCTTGTTCTATCAATATGGCATATGGTAAAGAAATAATGCCTAGTTCTACAACAACGGCTTCTTTATTTAATCTTACAATTGTAAAGAGACCGAAAAATTTCAAAACGACTAAACTATGCAGCAAAAAGAAACCCGGAGATATGCCACTAAAGGCTGGCAAACACGTTATAATGGTACTGGAAAAGGAGAAATAATGACAAGCATTATAGTTGCAGCTATTACTGGATTATTTTCATTCTTTGGCATAATCGTATCATCTAAAGCACAACATACGAAAACTGTTGAAGAAGTAAATACCAGCATAGCTTTGATACAGAAAGATATCAAGAATCTTGAGAAGAAGCAAGATTTGCACAATAGCGTTATTGTTAGAATGTATGAAGTGGAAAAGGCAGTTGAATTATTAGACCAAGGTCAGAAAGTTGCGAACCATAGAATAGACGATTTAGAAAGGGTGTGTGAGAATGGAAAATGATAATTTAGCATTGGAGTTATTAACCCAAATGAAAACAACAATAAAAAGGTTGTTTGTAGTTGTATTACTGCTCACTTTTCTACTTTTTGCAACAAATATAGCGTGGTTATATTATTGGAACATTCCATCTGAAAAATGTGACACAACAATATCACAAGATTCTGGCGAGCAAGGCGTAAATAATTATATAGGAAATGATGGTGATATAAATGGCAAGACAAGTGATAACTAAGCACACTGTTTATCGTGGAAGACGAACTAATAGACGTGGTGGAAGTAGACCAACTCATCCAAGACCGACAAATAGAAGACCAAAAAGTAGAAAAAGATGATTATATCTGATTTTACAACGGACGAAATAAATATCTTATTAGCTCGATGCAATTTTACGCCTATGGAAAAAGAATTATTTCTATTACGTTCGAAAGGATATACATTAGATACAATTTCTGAAAAACTAATAATTTCAAGAGATTGGGCTGGTAAATTAAGCCAAAAGGTAAATAAAAAGATAATCCGTTCATTATAATACATTTTCTATACATTAAGGCTACATTTAATATGTAGCCTTTTTTGTTTATAATAAAATAAATAAAATAAATGAAAGGATTATATATGAATGATATTTATAACAAAGTATTAAACGACTCAAGACTTAAAGATATTCCTGTTTTGTATATTATCAGAATATTAGATATAATTCAATTCATTTTAGAAGAGGAAAAAGCAAAATGATTGAAGAATTTAGAAATATGAACGGTTTAGAATTGACTAAATCGTTAATAAATTTTAATAACTATATTAGGGGTGATAAATATGTTTCAAAATCCTTATGCGAACCTACTAGCACAAAATCAGTATTACAATCCACAAATGAACAATCAACAAATTTTTCAACAAGAACAAACACAAAATCTTATTAGGGTTAATGGTATAGAGGGTGCAAAAACTTATCAAATGAGTGCTAATTCTACTGTTGCTTTGTTTGATTCTAATGAAGATATCATGTATATTAAGACCACAGACGGAGCAGGGTTTCCTTCTATCCGGACTTTTAACTTTGCGGAAATAACACAAAATGAAAAGTCAAGTGGTGGTCAAGATTATATAAGCAGGCAAGAATTTGAAGAATTTAAGAAGGAGTTGATGAATAATGGCAAGCAGTCTATTTCAAGGTCAAAATCAAACCTCACAGATAAATCCTCAAGTAATTAGTCAGGCAAAATCCATGATGAAGAATATGAATCAAATGAGAGGAATTATGACTATGTTAAGCGGAAAAGGAATGAATCCAGAGCAAGCAGTTCGTTCTATTTGTAAGGAAAGAGGTATAGATGTAGATTCGTTTATGTCTCAACTAAAATAGGAATTTGCAAATTCAAATAAATAAAAAATGAAAGGAGTGTCATATTATGACAGATGGAGTATCTTTAGCAGACATTGCCGCAGTAACAGATAATAAAGACGGTATGTTTGGAGGAGATGGCGGTGGAATGTGGATTTTCGCCCTTTTAATCCTCTTGCTTATAGGCGGTGGCGGTTTCTTTGGAGGAACCAGAAATGTAAACGGAGAACCAGTTACAGAAGCAGGACTTTGTAATGCTATGAATTTCAACAACCTGGAAAATGCAGTAGGTAGATTGAATGATAATCTTCAGCATGACTATCAAGGATTACAGAATGGAATCTGTAATTTAGGATATGAAACACTGAGAAACTTCAACACAGTTCAGCAACAGGTTGCTGATTGCTGCTGCACAACACAGAGAGCCATTGACGGTGTTAATTATAACGGTGCTATCAACACTGCCGCTATCAACGCCAACACAACGGCACAGACACAGAAGATTCTCGATGCTATGGCACAGAACAAGATTGATAGCTTGCAGTCGCAGGTTAATCAGCTTCAGCTTCAGTCTGCTATGTGCGGTGTAATTAGATATCCTAATGCAACCACATACACAGCAGGCATGAGTCCTTACTGGGGTAATTCTTGTTGCAATAGCGGTTGCAACATCTAAGTCATTTAGACAAGGTCTTAAATCATTAAGGGAATGCCTTGTCGGTATTCCCTTTTTTATTGGAAAGGAGATAATAATATGAGTTGTAAATCAGGAATATATGTGGTAAATACTACAACAGGAACATCTATTGGCATCGGTGGTACTTATGTACCATCTACAGTAATTAGAAGATATGGAAAATATTGTCAGTTAGGCGGTAATGGTGTATCAATTGGTAATTGTCAAGGCGGAGCTGGTTACTATGATATAGATGCAAGTGTATCAGTAGTCGCTACTGCCGTAGGAGAAGTGACAGCAACATTATACAAAGATGGAGCTCCAGTTCAAGGAGCAACAGCTAGTGCAACCGCAACAGCAATAGGGGATATTGTAACGCTTCCTATATCCGCACTTGTAAGACTGAGTTGTGATTGTGATACGGCAAATCTTACAATAGTTATTGAAGGACAAGCAGTAACTACTCAAAATCTTGCATTTGTAGTTGAGAAAATTTAAGGAGTTGATTATAATGACTAAAATAAAGAAGTTAGCCGAACACATTATGGAAGAAGTGGAAGGTGCTAAAGAATATGCTGAAAAGTACGTTGAATGCAAGGCAAAAGGTGATATGCAGTGGGCGAATAGGTATAAAGAAATGGCTAATGATGAATTGAAACACGCTGGGTATCTTCATGATAAAGCTACACAGGATATTGAAGAAATTTCCAAGGTTTATAAACCTACTGAGGAAATGGAAGAAAAGTGGGAAAATGCCATAAGAAATTCGTAGAAAAAACCGCTTGGATAAAGCAGATGCTTTCGATGTAGGAGTGATTATATGACATTTCAAGAAAGTATTCCAGTAGCCAAAGAACTTGCGGAAAATGAATTGAAGAGACATTTTGATGTAGACGCATTCTTAATTTTGGCACTTGTAGATAAAATGAATATTGACCTTGTTCCGGAAAGTAATGTGGATGAAACAATTATAGATATTCAAAGTTTGTTTGTTTCTTATATGAGAAATAGAACAAAAGATAGCCTTGAAATTCTACTTTCCACCATTCGGAAAATGCTATCTGAATTATATATGACGTGTAATTTAGATGAAAAGGAAATATTCAAAAAACATCTCGAAACACTTCAAAATATAACACAGCCAAATATCATTTAATGTATAAGGGAGATTTATTTCTCCCTTATTTTTATGTATATTACATAAAAACACTTGACAATATTACTTTTATGTATTACAATATAATTACATTAAAGAGATGAAAATGCATACTATGCTGGTAAATGTGATAGCTTTTGCGGACAAACATGCGATTGTTGTGGCAGAGAATTGGAATCTGGTTATTTGTTCTATGTACCAGTATCAGAAACAAATACATACGAAGAAACTGAAAATGGAAAATTTAAAGATCAGATTAAAATTGGGAATACATGTATTAAGAAATTAAAAATAGAAGAGGTTAGATAAATTTAATTTAAAAGTTCAATTATATAGAAAGGAGATAAATAAAATGGTAAATTCAGAAACTTTGAAAACTGATATGGAAATATGGTGGAAAAAATTAGACAGACCAATGTCTATCGCAGAAAGCATAGAAGATATAAAAATAGGCGATGTAACATTTAGAAGTTGGGGAGATAAGCACCTATATTATCAAAAAACAAGAAACACTTTTACATATATCAAGACATTCCAAAGTAGAGAGCCTATTGAAAATTTAATGGGCGAAGTAGTATATCCAATATTAGATGTATATATTGATATATGTCACGGTAGAAAGCGTACTAGTTATACGAAAGTTAGATGCCATTGTTCTTGTTAAAAAGGAGGAAATAGATAATGATTAGAATACATATAGGAGAGCCTGAAAAGCTCTCCAACAACATTTTAGTAAAAAAGAGTGCTTTTGTATCTTTTGATTATAACCCTGATATTGTTTCATTCATTAAGCAAATGGGAATGAGAGTTTACAATGCAGAAAATCATACTTGGGAAATTCCTATAAATAATATCATTTCTCTTTGTAATAAGTTTGAGAATGAAGAAATTCAAATATCCGGAATATATGAAGATTTGCATAAACAGGAATTTGAAATTGATATTCCAAAAGACTTTGAATTTAAAACAAAGCCGTTCAATCATCAGATTGACGGTGTAAGATTTGGGTTGAATAAGAAAAAATTCCTGTTATGCGATGACCAAGGTCTTGGAAAAACAAAGCAGATTATAGACTTCGTTGGATGTCTTGAAAAAACAGATACAATCAATAAAGTGCTTATCGTTTGTGGTGTAAACTCACTCAAGTATAATTGGCAATCAGAAATTAGTATTCATTCAGACGAAAAAGGATGGGTTCTTGGCACACGTTTTAGAAAGACTACTGGAAAAGCTTATGAAGGAAATACAAAAAATAAACTTGAAGATTTAGACAATCTTCCAGATTGCAGATACATCATTACTAATATTGAAACATTAAGAGCAGGAGCTGAAAAGATAAGTAAAAGCAAATATCATTTCCCTATTGCTGAAAAGTTACAAGAACTATGCAAGAATGGAACAATATCAGTAATTGCCTTTGATGAGTGCCACAAATCAAAAGAACCTACTTCTTTACAAAGTAGAGCAATGATAAATGTAACTGCAAAATATATGGTTGCTATGAGTGGAACACCCCTTATGAACAATCCGCTTGATTTATATTTCCCTATGAAATGGTTAGGATATGAGAATCATTCATTTTATCAATTCAAACAGCACTATTGCACTCTTGGTGGTTGGGGCGGTTCACAAGTTGTTGGATATAAGAATTTGGAAGAAATAAGAGCAATGATGGATAGCATTATGCTGAGAAGATTAAAGACAGAAGTTCTTGACTTGCCGGAAAAGATTAGAAAGATTGAATATGTGGATATGACACCTAAACAGAAACAAATATATAAAGAAGTATATAACGGTGTTATGTCAGATTTACAGAAGATTAAATTCTCAAATAACCCGCTTTCCATGATGATTAGATTGAGGCAAGCAACCGGATGGACAGGTATTATATCAAATACCGTTCAAGAATCCGCTAAAATGGATAGAATGATTGAATTAGTGCAAGAGATTGTTGCAAGTGGACAGAAGGCTATTATCTTTAGTAACTGGGAATCAATGACGGAAGTTGCAAGAGAAAAGTTGAAATCTTATCATCCAGCTTATATCACAGGAGCAACAAAAGCGGATGAAAGAATGAAAGAGGTTGAAAGATTTCAAACTGATAACAATTGTAAAGTTATAATTGGAACAATCGGAGCAATGGGAACAGGACTTACATTAACAGCGGCACAGAATGTTATCTTCTTAGATTCACCCTGGAACATGGCATTAAAAGCACAAGCAGAAGATAGAGCTCATAGAATTGGAACAAAAGGAACAGTATCCGTAATCACATTATGTTGTCGGGATACCATTGATGAACGTATAGAGGAACTGGTAGAAAAGAAAGGACAGATTGCAGATGCATTAGTTGATGGAAAGATTAGTGTTGATGATATTAACTATCTTCTTTCTTAATACACATTCCCACATCTTAATAGGTGTGGGAAATTTTTTTACATAAAATACATAAAAATCACTTGACAAAATTACTTTTATGTATTACAATATATTTGTAAATAAGAAATACATAACAAAAAAGG